CCACGGCTTAGTTATGTGATGCAGTCTTATGACACGGCGTTTAGTAAGAAGGAGACGGCGGATTACTCGGCAATAACGACTTGGGGTGTATTTGTTCCCCAGGAGAGTGGTCCTGACAACATTATATTGCTGGATGCGAAGCGTGGCCGGTGGGATTTCCCTGAACTGAAGGCGCAGGCTTTTGAGGAGTATAATTACTGGGAGCCTGACATGGTGTTGATCGAGGCGAAGGCTACTGGAACACCGCTCACGGACGAGTTACGGACGATGGGTATACCTGTTGTGAATTACACACCGTCCAGGGGCAATGACAAGCACACTCGGATGCATATGGTGGCGCCGATGTTTGAGTCTGGCAGGGTGTGGGCTCCTGAGAAGAGGTTTTCAGAAGAGGTGATTGACGAGTGCGCGGCGTTTCCTCATGGGGACCATGATGATTACTGCGATAGCATGTCTATGGCGCTTATTAGATACCGTAAGGGTGGGTTTGTTCGTCTTGACACAGATGATGAGGACGAGGAGTCTAGCTCACTTCTTCATGCAAGAAGCTATTATTAGGAGATTTCCATGAGTTGGATTGTTAGTCGTATGAAAGAGCCTTCTAGCTACGCGGCCCTTGGCGGTGTTGTGGTTGGTGTTGGTGTTATTGTTTCGCAGCCGATTGTCGTTGCTGTAGGCATTGTGGGCGGCGTTGTTGGTTTCCTGCTGAAGGAAAAAGGCGTTATTTAGCTATGGTTAGGCGAATTGGGCTATTCGCTTTAGCGTTAGTTCTCTTTGCTGCTCCGGCTTCGGCTACTGACACAGTGACGAGTGCCACTGTTAGTAGCTCAACGGTAGTGGACAAGACCCCTCCCACGGCTTCGAGCCCGAGCATTGTCGTGAACAACAACGACATCTGCCAAGTTGGCACCAGCGGTGCTGTGCAGACGAGTTTGTTTGGGATCAGCGGCGGCACGACTAGCAGAGACCTCAACTGCGAGCGGATTAAGCTGGCGCGTGCTGTTTACGGCATGGGTTTGAAGGTCGCTGGGATCAGCTTGCTGTGTCAGGAGGTCCGGGTGTTTGATGCTCTTTGGATGGCGGGGACACCGTGTCCCTACGAGGGCAGCATTGGCGACGCGGCAAAAGAGAAGTGGATTGAGAACCCCAGCCAATCTCCAGAGGGTTCGATGATCCGTGCCAAGGTCGTGGAGGTTGAATCGTACCCATACTCCGAGCAGGAGGAATGGGACTGATGCGCTGGTTGCTGGTTGTATTGCTAACGGCTGTCCCCGCGATGGCGGAGGAGATTACAACGGCAAACGTGTTGCCGCCTTTGTCTGGTTTCACGACGAGCGGATCGACAAACGCAACCGGAGGAACGGGCAACGCCAGCAACGGCGGCGGAACCTACACGTCAACTTTTGACGTTCCACTGACCGAGGCCGAGGTGCAGCGTGGATTTAGCATGGATACGTCGGTGACGGTGGATAGCCATTCGTCGAATGGCCGTTTGGACACCTGCGTTAGCATCACACAGACCAGTGATTGCCGGGACATCTTCAGCGTGGGGATCACACTGTTTGAGGCGGGTGATGTGGCGTGGAAATTCAGCCGGGAGATTGAATTAGATTTCGGCGGTTCGCACGACTACACATTTACGGACACCGTTGGGGAGAATAATTTTGGCGTTCTGACGGCTAGTTTGTGGCTGTACGGCATAGACGCTGGCTATCACGGGGGCATGTACGGCCCGGTGTTCTCGGATCCGAGTATGACGTTCACCTATCAGGATGTAGTCGAGCAGCAGGTTCTGGAGCAGATTGCACAGCTTGACGTGGAGGTTGCTATCACGCTGCCGCCCCCTATCACAATTGAACCTATTTCCGCCCCGGCGGAAAGTCCCCCACCACAACCTGTTCAGACGTTTACTGCGCTAGCGCCTACCGCCCCGGTAGCTCCGCCACCCCCACCTACGATAGAGCAAATCCAGCCGGAACCGCAGGAGCAGCAGCAAGAGGCAGAGGTAGAGGCGGCCATCGAAATGGAAATGCAGACGCAGCCAGAACCTCAACCCGAGCCGGAGCAACAAGCAGAGGCTGAACCGGAGCCAGAGGCCGAGCCAGAACAACAGGCAGAGGCTGAACCGGAGGCCGAGCCGGAGCAACAACAAGCCGAAGCTGAACCAGAGCCAGAGGCTGAACCAGAGCAACAACAAGCCGAAGCTGAACCAGAGCCTCAGACAAAACAGGAAAAACAGAAGGCCGCAGCCGAGCGCATAGTCAAGAAGATCGCTCCATCGCAGCGGTACAGCGCGGCTAGCCAGGCAACGACGATGGTCGTGATGAATATGCTGGCGGGCAAGATTGCAACAGGTGTTGCTGTCCCTGACACGCAGGGGTTCTTCCCGGCCACTGGAATGGCAGATGATCGCAGCATGAGCAACCCGTTGCAAGATTACACCATGTTCGGCGGGTCCAATGCAGCGCATGATCGTCTCATGCAGATTGAGTGGAGCAGGTAGATGGGTGAAGTTGAAGTTGGCGGCATTAAGTTCAAGGGCGGCAAGGCGGTGGCTGTTGTCATGGCTCTATCCACTGTGGGCGGTGGATTGTGGGCTGGTTTTGAGTTCTGGAAGGACTATCAGGATTTGCAGGAGACGGTCCTGTCCTACACGGCTCCGGATCTAAGTGGGTTCGATAGGCGGCTGGCTGTGCAGTCCGAAACGGTGGAGGCCGTCCACAAAGAGATGGCCTCTGTTCGTCTGCGCGTTGCAGAAATACAGCAGTTGGCTCGTGACCTACGCGAGGATGTGCGAAGTGAGACGGCGAAAGTGTATGACGGCATTGGGGCCGTTGACAGCCGGTCCCGATCAGCGGACGGAGACACTAGAGCGGCAATGCGGCAAGCCGAGAAGACGCTGCGCGATATTACGTCGTCTGCCTCTGAGCGGTTCGACAGCAAGATCAACGGCGTCGATGCCAAGCTCGATGCTCTGGAGGCCCGTCTAAACAAGACGCTACAGCGCGCCCTGGACAACCCGTTACTAAGAGGCCAGTAAGATGACACAGAAGAAACTACAGAAAGACTCCGCGCACAACGAGCTAGATCTGGACGGCGACGGTATTGTCAGTGATTCAGAACTTGCGGCTTCTGAAGTTCTGTCCCAACACGAGAAGGCAGACGCCCAGCGACGTATGGCATGGCTCGCAATGGGGTCCATGATCTTCTTTACTCTGGCTGTTTTTCTTCCGATCTTCCCTGATGCTAGGATTAAGGCGCTCAGTGATCTGTTTGGCCTGTTCTATATCGGGCAGGCTGGTGTTGTCGGCGCGTATATGGGGATGACGGCCTACATGGCGAAGGGTAAATAATGCTCAAGATATACGTTATGATTGTGGTCATTGGTTTTGTGGGCGGCTCAGTCTATGGTGCCTATTATTATTACAAGGACAGTCAACGGCGTATTCAGGTGCTGACTGAGAACACGGCAAAACTGGAAACGGCAAAACTGATTCAAGACGACACGATCAACACCCTGATTGAAGATCGCGAACGGTTTGCGGAATTGACAAGCGAGTTACAGGCCAATCTTGATAAGGCTAATGCCTACAAGGACGTACTAATTGGAAAGTTGCGAAGGCACGATCTGGCAACGCTTAGTCTGAAAAAACCGGGTTTAATAGAGGGTAGGATAAACAATGGCACAGCAGAATTGTTCCGCTCGCTGGAGGTTCTTTCCGGCGCTGTTGCTACTGCCCCTGCTGCTAAGTAGCTGCACGAGCTTCAAGGACATATTGCCGGTCACAATCAAGACCGTTGAGGTTGAGCGCCAGATACCCGTGCAGAATCGACCGCGCCCGGTGTCTTTAAACGACATACACTTCTATGTTGTTACCGAGGACACGTTCGAGGAGTTCCGGCAGAGGTTCGTCGCAGAGAACGGAGACTTCCTGTTTTACGCACTTAGCGTGCGGGACTACGAGACACTGGCTTTGAACATGGTTGAGATTAAGCGGTTCCTAGAACAGCAAAAGCAGATTATAATTTACTACGAAAAAGCCGTAAAGCCAAAAGACAATCAAGAAAAGGGTACATAGGAAATGGCCAATGAACCGACTTCCTTAATAGATGGAGGTATGCCGGCAGGAGGAATGCCTCTTGGTGGGCTGTCCGACGAAGAGATCGACGTGGAGATGATTGAAGAACCCACGGAGATGATTGAGGAAGAAGACGGCTCTGTTGTTTTGAATTTTGGCGATGGTGCGGATTTTGACTCACTAATAGCCGAAGAACTTCAAAACGATCCTGACGCAAACCTTGCGGAAGTTTTGGACGAACGCGAGTTGATGTCCATCAGTTCGGAACTGATGGGTTATTACGAAGACGACAAGGCCGGAAGACAGGATTGGGAAGACGCCTATACTGAGGGTCTCGATCTTCTAGGCATTAAGTATGAGAGCCGTGATCAGCCTTTCCGAGGATCCAGCGGCGTAACGCACCCCGTTATTGCTGAGGCGGTAACCCAGTTCCAAGCGCAGGCTTACAAAGAGCTTCTTCCGAGCTCTGGTCCGGTGCGAACCCAGATCATTGGGGCCACAACCCCTGAAGTAGAGCAGCAGTCTAATCGTGTTCAGGAGTTTATGAACTTCCAGATCACTCACGTTATGGACGAGTACGATCCGGAGATGGATCGTCTTCTGTTTTATCTCCCCTTAGCCGGAAGCGCCTTCAAGAAGGTCTATTTTGACGATATCTTGGACCGAGCGGTCTCTCGCTTCGTTCCGGCCGATGATTTGGTTGTACCGTACAACGCAACGGACCTTTCTTCGGCCTCGCGGGTCACTCACGTCATTCGGATGAACACGAACGACGTAAGAAAGAACCAGGCTGCTGGTTTTTACCGCGATGTGGACATCTCAGCTTACGAAGGCGAGGACGAGGTCCGTGAAAAGGAGCGTAGTCTTTCAGGTATTGAGAAAGCAGGCGGCGACGAGCAGGACTGCACCATTCTTGAGGTGCATACCGATCTTGACCTCACTGGTTTTGAGCACGTTAGTCCTCTTGACGGCGAAGAGACCGGAATTAAGCTCCCCTACATCGTGACTATAGACGAGGGAAGCCAGAAGGTCCTGTCGGTTCGCAGGAACTGGAAAGAGGGCGACGAGTATTACAAGAAGATACAGTACTTTTCGCACTACAAGTTCCTTCCGGGCTTAGGTTTCTACGGATTCGGTCTTCTCCACATGATTGGTGGCCTTGGCCGCTCCGCAACATCTATTTTGAGGCAGCTTATTGATGCGGGCACTCTTGCTAACCTTCCTGCTGGCTTTAAGGCTCGTGGTATTAGGATTCGCGATGCTGATGAGCCTCTGTCTCCTGGCGAGTTTCGCGATATTGATGTTCCCGGCGGTGCTTTACGAGAAAGCATTATGCCTCTTCCCTACAAGGAGCCAAGCCAGACGCTGATGTCTCTTCTTGGGTTCGTTGTGGACGCGGGACGGCGTTTTGCGGCTATCACAGACTTGCAAGTAGGGGATGGCAACCAGCAGGCGGCCGTTGGAACCACCGTGGCTCTTTTAGAGCGTGGCTCGAAGGTGATGTCTGCAATACACAAACGGCTGCACTATGCACAGAAGCAAGAGTTTAGGATGCTTGCCAGAGTGTTTGCTGAATCACTTCCTCCTATGTACCCGTATGATGTGTATGGTGCGGAAGCTTCGATCAAGCAGGCTGATTTCGATGATCGTGTAGATGTTATTCCAGTATCTGATCCGAACATCTTCTCAATGTCGCAAAGGCTGGCGCTTGCTCAGACTCAGCTTGAGTTGGCTCAGTCGAATCCGCAAATGCACAATCTTCACGAGGCTTATCGTCGTATCTATCAAGCGATAGGCGTGACCAACATTGAAACGTTACTTCCCACGCCTCAGCCGCCAAAACCAACTGATCCGGCAATTGAGAACGCTAAGTCTATCATTCAGGAGGCTTTGCAGGCTTTCCCGACGCAGGATCACGACGCGCATATGACGGCGCACATTATCTTCATGAAGACCCCTATAGCGGCTTCTTCCCCACCTATTTTCGCTCTTTTGCAGGCACATCTTTGTGAGCATGTTGCGTTTAAGGCTCGAGGTGTTGTGGATGCTCAGATGCGGTCCATGATGGAGGAGGCTACGCAGATGGGTCAGCAGCCTCCGCCGATTGACGTGGAAGCAAAGGTTGCCGAGCTTATTGCTCAGTATACTGAAGAGGT